GCGACTGGATAAATTAGTGAGTTTCGACTCAGATATCGTTACGACGACATCACAACCAACCAAACACCAAACAATCAACCTAACTCAATGGCATTCCAAGCTGACCAAGTCAACGCAGCGTGGAATCACCTGCAAGCCCATCCCCAACGCGATGTTCACGGCATTTTACGAGCACGCGGAGGTCGAGGACGAGGCGGAGGTCGAGGTAGGGGAGGTAATGCCCCGGCGGGTCGTGGCCGCGGGGACTTTGCCGGTCGCGGCCGCGGAGGTCGCGATCGAGGTGCGCGCGGCCGTGGAGGCGGCCGCGGACGAGGCGGCGGCGGAGGACCCGAACCAGGACATCCCGGTGGCGGAGCTCCTGCTGTCCCTGTGCCTGTCCCAGCGCCAATTCTACCTCCTGCACCACCGGAACCTCGCCCGTCGCGCGATGCTGTCATCAATCGATGGCTATCGCAATTTAGACCCCGAGTGGCCCGAGTCCTCCACGAGGCCGCTCAAGCTGCTTTTCCTGGCGTCGGTTTTATCGTGGATGATACTGGCGTACGTGGCGTGAACCCTCACGAGTTGTTAGCTGTAGGCCGAGTCATTGCTACCGCTCGGGCGCTGGCCGCCCTTGCATTGGAGCACAAGAGTGACACGCCGCAGCATATTGACTTCTTATGGGGCGCCAATCGCGATGTGATGGTGCTAGGGCTCTTGAACAACGCACTCCGCGCTCAAGACTACGCAGAGATCGAAGGACACTTACTCGGCGAGCAAGTGTTGGCGGCAGATCAACATCGCCGCCCTATAGCGGTTGAAGGGCCGCATAGTCCTTACGGTCTAGTGGTCAACGTGTACTGTCACGGTGAAGACAGTGCGGAGGTAACGCCTTCTTGGCTTGGGACGCTCGGCTACGCTCACCTGGCATGGGTGGGCCATCGCTTTGAGGACCTGTACGGAGTGGTCCTCACTGCATACTGGCTGAGAGTCCCGAGTCCGAAAGGCCCACTTATTAAGTGGTACTCTGATGACGTGAATCCGGAGTATCCACCTCACCCACCGTGTGATCTTATGCACTCGGCTGGCGCGCATCTAGACACACAGTGGCATACTGTGGGCACTGTGACGTGTGCGCCGAATGGTGCAGGTCGAGGGGCACTCAAACCTATTTACGATATCGTTCTCGTGTCAGCTCGAGTGGCGCGAGAGTCCGCCCTGACATCTGTTCGCGAAAGTAGACAGATTGTTATGGAGATGGATATCCCCGATATCGCTGGGTACCTTAATTGGGTGCGAGCGACCACACCGAGTGTCGCGCGGCAAACGGCCGTTTGGGCAGCTGAATATCTGTTCAGCTGGGGTCTGTTGTGGACAGCGAAGACGAAGGTCGTGCTCCAAAAGAACGACTTTCACACCGCAGTCCGCTTCCTTAGCAATAAGGGAAGACAGCAGTACTCTTTCCGTGCTTTACAGACGGAAATCGACCGGTTCTTGACCGACGCGAGCACTCATGCCGACTTTATCTACTTGGAGCGCATGGCGCCTGAGTATTTCTTGCATTACCGGTGGAATTTGGCACTGGCTGCGTTCACGTACAACGCCGAAGCTCAAGCGCTGCAGCTCCAAGGAGTGCAGCAGGTATACGGCGCTTCGTTCGACGCGGCTAATCGTGCAGTCCGAGGTATAGACACGCCTGTTAATGTGGCGTCGTCCAATGTGGGCTACAAGCTGGCGGGCGTGGTGGTAGGGCACTGGCTCTTGACCAAAATTCCTGGTGTGCGCGATGTGTACGCTGCGATTTGGCGAAGCATAGGTACGGGCTTCGCTCGATCGTTCGGCGTGCGCGCAAGTGGCGCAGGCGACCGTGTTACCGAGAACATCGTCTGGGCCAGAGCGCACATGCATTCATTGGTCGACCGTACTAGCAACCAGGTGACTAGGGTCTGGGGTGAAATCGCGCGTGGCTGGACCACCGGTCGCGCTGCATTCGCCCAGGCACACGCTGACGCCACTGCTGAAATGGCGCCGGAAATCGAAGCCAACCGCGAATCAATCAGAAGTGTCGCGCGAGTGGATCACTTCAAGCCCGGAGATTCAGTCATGAAAGTTTTAACTTTCTCGTGTCTGAGTCTGTACGGTCTGAGTGCGTTGCTAGTGGCTCCTGTTCTTGAAGAGGGGCTTAAGCATTACGCCAAGAGGTGGGGACCGAAAGTGCACATCGGAATGTGCGTTTATCTCGCGTGGTCCGACGCTTATAGTGATTGCAATTCTGACGCTATCCCGTTATTGTCGATTTCGATAATGACGGTAGTGCATTACTATCTGAGCCGCGGTGGCTACTGGCGAAATGTTCGCAATCATTTCTTCTGGAACTTAGGGGCGATCTCGCTCCGAGTGTTGGCGAGGGGCATGATGGGCCGACCACTTGTGGCTTCCGGCAATATCTTGGAGAGTCTCTGGCAAAACGTAGGCTCGTTCTTCCAAGACATGCTGGTGCCCATCGGCCTATGTGCGAGTCTGGCTGTCATCTTGTACAGCCGCTCGCGCAAGAGAGCCCCCGTCCATCCAGTAGAGGAATTCGATCAGCAGTGGTACACCCGGCCGGGTGACCCCCCGAAGAAGCAGGAGATCATGGTAATCGACGACACCCGATTGGTCGTGCGCATTCCTGAAGCGCACCGATATGTGGGACCTCATACCTCAATCGAATTGGGTACCTGTCAAATTGATGACAGTATCAAGATCGTCGCTCATCCTACTCCATACGCCGCGCCAGAAGACAACGTGGGCGCAGGCTATTATCGGGTCTGGGGTCATAACGCTCCTATGTTCCGTCCATCTGGAGCCGCGGAAAATCTGCGGGCCGTCGTGATCCACCGACTTGCTGTCGCTGTGCCTTTCAAGGCGCGTGAGGAGGCTTGGTGGCTCGTCAATATGTTGACCGCCGGAAAAGCGCATTTGTTGCCTTTCCACATGTGGCCCGCAGTCACGGCTGACTGGGACGAGCACCCTCGCATACGCGTGAACGACTTGGCTATGTGCAATCTGGACCGCAAGGAACTGATTGCCAAGTGGCTCGAACACACTGATCCTGCCAAGCGTGAGCGATACCTCGCCGCCCTGGAAATTGTCAATGTATGTCCGTTGAGTGTCAGCAGCTCTAAAGTTCGCAACGTCGCCATCAATGTGAAGCGCGATGAAGTGCTGCTGAAATATCGCCTGAAGCCGGAGGACAAAGGAACAATACCCCGGCCGATCCACAACGTAGACCCTCAGTTAGCAGTCACTGTCGGTCCAGATGTCTATGCTGCGTCAGAGGTACTCAAGAAACACTGGCGCTGGGACAGCCAGTTCCAAAAGGACGGCGGCTTTGCTGTAAATATGCGCTTAGTGACGATTACGTACGGCGCGGGCTTGCTGTCGGATGCACTGGCCGCTTGGTTCAAATTTGTGCTCTCTGAGCCTGGTTACCACATTCTTGTCGCCGGAGATGACAGCATTGTGGCGATCAACCACCAGGGCTCTATAACCTTCGTGGAGGGAGACATATCCAAGTGTGATCATTCTGTCCGAGCGTTGGCCCTGAAGTACGAGTACTTCGTTCTCCGGTCCGCCGGTCTGCACAATGATGCTGAGGAGTTGCTCGATGCGAATTCCAAGGCGACGTGTGTGGCCGGCGCGCGGATGCCCGATGGTGGCACCATGCGCATTTCCCGAGGACCCGAGCGTAACACGGGTGGCGTAGACACGACGGTGGGCAACACTGTGGTCACAGGCGGTGGTCACTACCTAGCGTGTTCGACGTGTCCTGTAGGAGGCACGGAGAAGGAAATTGACGAGCATTTCACACTCGTCTTTGCCACGCTGGGCTTGTCGCTGAAAACGCGAGTGTGGCGAGGGAAGATCAGCGAGCTGGGCTCTACGTTCTGGGGCCCGTCTTTCCTCAAAGGTTATTGGTATCTCTCAACTTCTGAAACGACCCAATGGCGTTGGGGGCCGCTTCCGTCGCGCATGCTGAAGATCAGCAAGATCATGCCTGATCCTAGGCGGGTTTATCGAATGCGTGGCGAGAAGTCTGTGTCGTACACGGTGGCGTGTCACCGACACATGGCGGCCCTGTATCTGGGTCTTAGGCCATACGCTTGGCCAGAGGAGTTACTCGAGTGGTTGCGTGCTCGGGCTGACCCCGCCTGGACTGAGCGCGTGCCGTTGGAGGAATGGGATGGTGTTTGGCGCCCGCGAGGACGGGCGGAGACCGTCTCTGTCTCACCACGATGGGTGGCGCAAGCTGCCTGGTGGTATGCCACGGATGAGGCGGAAGTGCTGGATTGGTTGGACCAGCTGCGGACGTTCGGTGTAGGCGCCTTCTCTTTCCACCCGTTCTGGGTGAAGATGGCGCTTAAGGATTACAACTAAAGGAACACGTTCGCACGCGCGGCAAGAAATAGGGATCGCAACCCCGCGCAATACTGCTGCCGACAGTGGCAGTCAGCAAGGATCAAAAGGTCGTCGAGGCGGGTTCGGATAATATTCCGACAGCGATTTTCGAGTTGCACAATGCCAAATGGAAAGCAAAAGCAAAACACCGGCAAGAAATCAGGCAAAGCCAAGTCCCAGGGAGCTGAGGCTGCGAAGTCGAAGAAGCGAGCCGAAAAGGCAGCAAACCGAGCAGCCCTCAAAGCAGCCCGAGACAAGACCCCCGGAGGAACCATCAGTAGAGAGCTCTCCGAAGTTGCTCTCGAGCACCAAGCTGAGCGAGACAAAGCCTTCGAGCTCGCAAAAGCCCTCTGTGTGCCCAATTTGTTCCCTTCATTCGGAGTCCAGGATGGGTTCGCAAGTTACCCAACCGGAGATTCTACTCCAGCTATGGTCCATCCGGCCAGTTTCTCCGCAGTCGAAGGCACCACAGCTGACGACCTTGGGATTTCGGCTGCCGAATCATGGGCTTTCGCCTATCGAGATCCAAGATGCTCTCTCCAGTTTTATGACGGAGTTGCAAGAACGTTCAGCTACGTCGGCGTCTCAGACAGTGGATTGTCCACCAACAACTGGCGTCTGAACGAGCCTCTCGACTTCGATTATTGGGAGTTTGAGACTGGCTTTGAAGCCTTCGGGCCAAAACTCTACACTGGCATCACGCGCGATGGCGCTGGTGCTGGTTCTAAGTGGACAATTGGTACGATCGAACAATTCTTGTACGTCACTGGCCTGCCAGCCTCGTTGCCTGCTAAAGCAACAATCTCCGTCCTGCGAGGAGATGAGGTTGTGCAGTACGAGCGTCAAGTGACCACGACTGCCGGTGGAATCGCCACTTACAATTTCGCGGACTTCGTGAACGTCAACGACCAGACCGACATTGCAGTCAACTTCTTTCATTGGGGAGAGTTGACTTTCGACGCAGACATTGCGGGAGGCTACGTTAGCCTTGGAAACACGGCTAAGCCTTGTCTGCGCCAATACGCTCTGGCCGATTGGCAAGATGTCGAAGACGTGGTGGAGAAGATCCGCTTCCCAGCTCTAAACTTGATGTATTCGAACACGGCCAATGAGCTCTATCGCAACGGATTCGCCTGTGCATGGCAAGTCCCGAGCAACATTGATGCTCTATGGCTAATCAGCCAAGGATTCGAACATCTAGCGAACCGACCTGGTTCGGAGCGAATGGAGGCGAAAGAAGGCATTCATATTTTCTGGAAATCGACTGACCCTCTGGATTGGGAATATCTGGAGGTTGGAGATGCTGATGGAGGCGGGAGTCCCAGCAGCTACATAATTCAGGCGAATTCAGATTATTTGGCCATCTCTCTCAACCAACCGACAGCGACAGGGCGAGCCGGATACTGGTCTGTCTTCAGTGACGCTCAGTACAGGCACGACTCGATGTGGCTGCCCATGCGGTTCCCGGATCACAACCGGCGCACATTCGAAATGGCGCTGGAGATCCAAGCACGTGTGCCCCAAGTTCATTGCAACCCCTTCCACATCAAGGACATCTTTAAGTGGATCGGTGGCAACAAGGGCAAGCTGAATTCGACAATGGACATGATCAATTCAGCAACCGGGAACAGAGCGGGCCAGTACATCACGCCGATCAAGCAGTTGATGGACATCTGGTTCAAGTAAGTGGTTTGGAACTTTCCGCGCGATTTGGTGTGTAAAGAACCCACAGCTGATGGAAAAGGCAGTTTGTATGAAATTTGTCTGCAGGGTCAAATGCGAGTGAGATCCTTAAAGACATCTTTCTGACAACGTAAGGCCTATTAGAAGGTTGTGGCAGATGATGATAAGCACTGGTGAGATTAGGTTGCCGGCCGCAAGGTCGGATTCCAGTTTAATTGTAAACATGACTACCGCGCGAACTTGGAAGTCGATGAATATGTATTCGGCCCCTCAAAAGGGATGTTGATGGTTCATTCTTTCTTCACAATAATACAATAGTTATACTAGACGGCTGGTTCAAATTATGGAGATTACTCGTTCCAGCTAAGGTACCACTTCAAATTATGGAGATCACTCGTTGTGGTACGTGTAATTTAGTTACGTCCCGGCCTTTGTAGCAGAGGGAGCATCGAAGGTGCTCTGGTGGTTGACGCCCACCCTAACCTCAGTCCCGCACGGCGTAGCGAGCCG